CAGATGGGGTAGAAGTGAAGTCCAATAGCATTGGACGAAGGAATAACAGCACCAGAGATGATGTTGTTTCCATACATGAGTGAACCAGCAACGGGTTCACGAATACCATCAATGTCTACAGGAGGTGCAGCAATGAAGGCAACAATGAAACAGATAGTGGCAGCAAGCAGGCAAGGAATCATCAGGACTCCAAACCAACCAACATAAAGACGGTTGTCAGTGGAGGTTACCCAATTGCAGAACTGTTCCCAAGTATTTGATTGTCGTTGTTGTGAAAGTGTAGATTGCATTTTTTTGAACTAAGAAGTAAAACCATCAGGGAAATGGTGGAGTTACTATGCTCCAGTCACCCTCAGACTGGATATGAGAGACTGTGTTTATACTCCCCATAGGTCTCGGTTAGGAAGAGTGTAACAACTGTTAAAGAACTGTTACATTCCTTAACTTGTTGATGTATTTATCATACCACTAGGACCTGCCTCTGTCAAGGGTTTCACCTAAATAAACTTAGTTTGGACACTGCCATGCAAAAACTTGTAAATGTAATTGCATTATTATCAGGTTTAACATCACTAACATTAATTGCTGGAAGTTCTTATGTTCTTCTCAACAAAGATGTTTTAATTGAAGAGGCTAGAGGTAAAGTAACTGCTGCTGTAGCTGAAGCAGTTGCTGGTGCTCTACCAGGACTCTTGGATGCTGCAATGCCAAAGATGCCTGAACTACCTAAAACAACTGGTCCAGCAATTCCTATTGGAGAAGCAGGTCCTAATCTGAGACTTCCATAACCATGACTACTACAAGAAGAAAAAAGAATAGAGATGTTGAAGGAAAATTCTTTTTATATGTTTTCTTCTTCCATCTCTGGAGTGGCATTGTAGGATTATTTACTGATGGAGATTCGTGAAATTAAAATAAGGGAAATCAATATTCCTGAATGGACCTTCAGTGATCCACTCCAATCTCTTCCATATGCACCACCAGTAACAGTAAACATTGGCATTCCAATAATAGATATCCCTGGATGTGTTGAGGCACATGAAGCAGGCAATGGATCTAAAACTCTTTCTGAAGATGATCCAAATGGTATGCTGACTTTTTGTGATGGAAGTATTCCATCATTTAATCCTATTAATTTTGAACCTAATCAAGTATTACCAACTCAAAAACCAAAGGTAGACACAAAGCAACCTAAACCTCCCTCTGCTCCTGATCTACCGATACCTAAATCTCCTCCTGCTACTGCTAAGGTAGATTGTCCTACAGCAGCACAGCAGGCAAAGGAACCTGTTGGCACATACATTGAAGGGTTCAGAAAGAAAGTTACTGACTATCAGTTGATTGGCAATCAGTGTATTCAGATCACAGAAAAAGTTCCCATCCCAGAACAAATCATTGCTGGTCTTCCTAGTCCTGGTGCTGTCGTGACTACTGGTGGTATTGCTGTTGTTGCTACAGCATCAGCACTTATGGCAAAACCGCTGGCAGATATCCTACTAAAGGTTATCAAACCAACGATTAAAAAAGTTATGAAAAAGATTGCTACTATCAGGGGGAAGACACCTGAGGTTTTATCTGTAAAGGAGCGCCAAGATCTTCAGCGCGAGAGGACTGAGGCAATTCGATCTCTGAAGAAGGTTTTGAAACCGAAGGGATAGAGTGAATGTGTGGTGCTATGGCATTTTTATTCATCACAACCACATCAGCACACACTTTATAGTAAGGTGATTTAGGATGAAACATAATACCTTGCTTCATTAATTCACCACAATTTTTTAATCTTGCAATCTCAAAATCTAATCTCTTGTTAGCAGCTTGTTGTTTCATTAGTGAAATGTTAGCAGCAGCTGCTTCTTTACATTGGTCTTGTAGCTTCTTGTCTTGTGGGATAGACCAAGTAGCACTAACACCTAATGAAAGATTATAGTTATCCTTCTGTCCTGTTCTGGTAGGAACAGTATATAAGATGTTGCCAGGATTATCTAGAGACCCATCATCATTCAGGTCTCTCATATCATATACTGGATCGTTATAGTATGGTTCATAAGGTTTCTGCATTGAACCAGAACCAGTAACAAATGGAGTGATATTCAGAGTTGGTCCTTGGCATTGGATTCCACCACCATAGGTGTTGGTAATATAAGGTCCTTGTAAGACTTGGATGGCTTGGTTAGTGACACTACCAGAGGAATTAGCAACAGGAGCAGCAGTGGCACTCACCCCACCAACTGTTTCAGCAATAGCAGAAGTAGGAGATAAACTAATACAGATTCCACTGATTATTGTGTGAAGATACTTGTTGTATCTGTGACGCTTTGAATTTCTGTTGTTCTTTGAATTATTGTTTGATTGCTCAGACCTGGACCCTGATAGGTTTCTGTGAACTGAAACGCTGCTCCTGGTGTTGTTTGAGTAAATGTTGGTTTGCTTGTTACTCCAGTCCATGATGATGTCACCCCATCTATAGTTACATTAGTTGCTCCAGTTCCAGGTGAAAGATTACCTGATACTGAGATTCCACTCCCAGTTACAGAGTATTGATACCCTGTGTTATAGTCTATTGAATTTATAGTTTCTGTTACTGTGCTTGTTGTTTCTGTGTGAGAGGTCATGGATCCCTGTGTAAAATTAGGGACTACAGGGACAGCTTGTGCTGCCCCATGCAAAGCACCCAAAATTAATCCAAGACCAATTGCTTCTGATAATCTAGTCATGATTATTTACTAGATTATCTGATAGTGATTTCAGACACAAATTGTCCTGTTGCTGAAGTTCCAGCACCACCAGCAGTCAACGACATTGTGCCAGCAGAATCGATGCTGCCAGCGAGAGACCCAGCCACCCCGCCAGCAGTGGTTGTGACACTTCCAAATGCGGGTAGGGTTCCAACCACACCACTAGAAACGGTTGTTCCTGTTGGGATTGCATCTCCTGAGTTGAATGTCTCAGTAAAAGAAAAGGCACTCCCATCAGTTGTCTGGGTATATGTGCCAGCATTCATAGTGGCAGCAGCAGTTCCCGAGGGTGCTGTAAGACCACCTAGAGTAGCAGAGACATTATTGCCACTTACAGAATAGGTAGAACCTAGACGAGTTGCCTGAGATGCTGCAGCATCAACAGTCAGTTGAACGCTAGAACTATGTTTTGTAATAAGATCAGCATTTGCAGGTGCTGCCATCAGTAACATTCCAAAAGCAATCAATGCTCTTTTCATACAACTAATTATAGAGTCTGTATTATTTAGACTAAAGCAAGTGTTGTGGAACCTATACCAACAACATTGAATATGATTCCAACTGGAGTTGCACCACCACCAATCTCAAAATCTATTGTTACTGCATACTGACTTTCTGTGCTAATAAATCCTTTGCGAGCAGTAACAATACCAGATGACTCTATATTTCCAACCACATTCAATTGAATGTTTTCATTTGGAGTATCTGTACCAATTCCAACTGCTCTAGTAGTAGATAATCCAGTTGATCCTGGAAAATTTGTATAAATCCAATTAGTATCACCTGCTGGACCTTGAGGACCTTGGAAACCTTGAGCACCATCAGCAGGACCTTGCACTCCCTGTGCACCCTGAACTCCTTGGAAACCTTGAGATCCTTGAACACCTGTAGCACCCTGGAATCCTTGGTTTCCTTGAGCACCCTGAACTCCCTGATTACCTGGGGGTCCTTGAATACCCTGTGCTCCTGGATCACCAGGAGCTCCTTGTACTCCTTCTACACCAATAAATCCTTGGAATCCTTGGAATCCTTGTGGTCCAATTGCTCCTTGTGGTCCACCAGGAAGTCCATCATTTCCATTAGCTCCTTGTGGTCCTATTGGTCCTTGTGGTCCACCAGGAAGTCCATCATTTCCACTAGGTCCTTGTGGTCCAGTTTCTCCTTGAGATCCTTGTGGACCCTGAAAACCTTGAGGACCTTGAACACCTTGAGGACCATCTGCACCAATATATCCTGCAGTTCCTTGTACTCCCTGAAAACCTTGAGAACCTTGAGGTCCCAGTTCACCCTGAGGTCCAATGAATCCTTGTGGACCTTGAACACCTTGAGGACCTTGAACACCTTGAGGACCTAAAAATCCTTGAGCACCTTGAGGACCACCAGGAAGACCAGCACCACCCTGAGGTCCAACCAATCCCTGAAAACCTTGTGGTCCTAATTCACCTTGAGGACCTTGGAATCCTTGAAATCCCTGAAATCCTTGAGCACCATCAGCAGGTCCTTGAACACCTTGAGCACCTTGGAATCCTTGAAATCCCTGTGGTCCTCTAAGACCCTGAGTAACAGATGAGGTGTATTCTTGACCTCTTATCTCAGAAGCATAATTTTTATTTGGTATAAGGGATACCTTAAAATATTGATCTGCCATTATGCAACACCTGGATCTACTCTAATACTTCCCTCAGCAATTCTAGTTTTAAAATTAGTTGAAGTATTTGTTATTGCCACATCATAAACAAAACTACCACTAAGTGGGGCAGTTTGTTCTGGGGTCAGTGAAATTTCCAACTTACCATCAGAAGCTGGTGCAATAGTAGTTGTTGCAAAACTAACAGTTGTTGGAGAAGTAAAATCCTTCTTTAGTTTTGCCTCAATGGTATAGTCTGCCAAATCAATTTTATTGTCATCTTGATCTGTTACAATAAATCCTGCAACAAAACTAGACCTTTGATTAACAACTAAGTTTATTTTTACTGGAGCAGTCATTAATATTATAGTCTTTAATAGTACTATTTAGATTATTCTGCTGGAGCATGTGCAAAATAATATATCTCATCTAAAATTTTACTCAACTCATCATACCTTGTAGTATCCATATGTTGTAAAGTTTTTACTTGTTCCTTTCTAACAATTGATTCTACTTCTTGCCATTGTCTATTTGTCATTAATTTACTCCACTAGAGTTCCATGTGCTCTACGAATTTCTCTGAGTTCCTCAAAGTCTTTCTGTTTGGTTCCACCATCATATGCCCAGGCATATCCCTCAGTAATCATTTGCTCATTGAGGGAGAGTTCTGCATCTCCAATGTAGAGCCACCCGAGAAGACGCCCATACTTACCCATACCGCCAACAAGCTCAGTCCTAATAATGAGATCATCGTCACCAGAGATAGCACCTTCAAGCTTGTCCTTAAGCCAGTTGGTGGCATCGTATCCCAGTGCCTTCTCTTCATCATCTCTAGTTCTTTTTTCTGGAGTGTCAACTCCTGCCACTCTAACTCTTTCTTTTTTATATAAGTCAAAACCCAAGTCAATCGTGACATCAATTGTATCTCCATCAAGAACTCTATTGATCTCGATTACTCTAAAATTGTAGCAGCTCTTCCTGCTTGGTGGTGTCATTGCTCCCATTACTTTTTCTTTCCTCCATTCTTAGCTTTCTTTGCTGTTGCGTTACCTTGGTTCTGCTTCTTGTTGTTTGCAGTGCCCTTCTTGCCCTTGTTCGCGGACTTGGACATCTTCTTCTAATTCCTTAAATGATAGGCGTAGAATATATATAACACAATATAGAGTAAATGCTAGTCCACAACAGAGAAGTATGATGACACTCCAGACTGGTTCTTCTGTCATCAGTCACAGTCCTTCATCATAGTGGCAACATCTCCACCAATATCAGCACCCTTGTCTTGTGCAAACATTGCTACCCATCCTGCTGCTAACCATCCAACATAAGGAATACCAGTAAACCATGGAGCAGCTGCAGCACCTAAACTAGCTCCCACCATTCTCCCTGCATTTTCTCCACCACCTTCCGCCTTGATACACTCTATCTTTTGGGCAGTCAACTTTCCCACTTCACCACCCTGGAGATGTCTTGCTCCATCCATAGTATATTCTTCTTGCTGAATTATATTAGTCTTACCACCAATACCAAAGAATCCATTCTTCTTATCAATTATTTTTGAAGTGCCCATAACCTTGGGATCATTGGCACTATAATTAATTTTATACCCATCCTTTCCTGCCTCTACTTGATATGAAGTATAGTCTCCAACAGGAAGATTTATGATTGGAAGTTGATCTCTACTTAGAATGTGACCCAAAATTCCCAGGTGTGCAACGCCAAAAAAGGTCCCCACAGTGAGTGCTACCCACTTAAATGGAGACCTTGTAGTTGTAGACTTTAATGTTTTTTGTTTGGGGTCCATAATTTTTTGGAGGAATGAAAAGGTTCCCAGTGCTCCCAGCCATATTTATGGACAAAATAAATGCCCATTATAGGAACAATGATTAGGGCATATGACATAATGCCAAGTGCCCATGGATTCTCCATCACATGTCTAACAAAAACATTCATTACTCTGAAAAAATAGAAACTAAAAAGATAAACACACCAAACATACAAAAGAAAAACAGTATTCCTAGTTGAACTGCCATCCTTGTTCTAAGTCTTTTAATTCTGAATAATATTCACATGGATATTCCATAGCAATTGGATCACCATTTATCATCATATCAGTTCTACAAATTCCATTGCCAATTTCCATATGACCAACAATAAAAAGAGTCATTAATAACATGGGTTTATACCGTGGGCATGATAGGGGGTTCTTGTTTCTTATCTGGAGCAACACCAGTAATCTGAATTGGTGCTTGTTCAATACGAATAGTTTGAGCAGGTGCAGTTTGTGCTGCAGCAGCAATCAGTTTTTCTAGATCTGCTTTGGAGACACCTCCACCAGCAGCACCCATCTTCATTGTACCATCACCAGATTTCTTTGCAGTCTGAACACCAAAGGTAGCTAAAACCCCAGTAAAGACAGATGCAATGAAAGTGGGATCAAGTTTCTGCTCAGGGATACCAAGAGCAGCAGGTAATTTAATGTATGCAAGAGTGAGAATACCACCAGACCAGATAAGAATACCAAGTCTAACCATTGTGCTGATTGCTTCTAACTGACCTTCATGATCATCAGCAGCTGCTTTCAGCTTACCTATAAAACCTTTCTTTTTTTCTTCCTCTTTCAGAGGTTCTTTTACTTCTTCTGGCATTAGTATAGGATGACATGCAATCCTATTTATTTTTTTAGATCTGGAAAATAAGTTTTATATAATTCTAATGCTTCTTGATGTTTTCCTTTGTTGGTGAGATTTTTTACTTCTTCTAAAATCCTTTTCTTGAATTCCTCTGAAGGTTCTGCCATTATGGGAGAATTCAATGGACTAGGATATTTATTAAAAAACCCCCTTTCAGGGGGTGTATTTACTGTCAGCAAATCACCAAATTCCAGGAATGAGTTGACCAGTTGTGAGGTAAGAACCAACACCAGCAACAAAACCAATCATTGCCAGGCGTGCATTGAGGATCTCTGCCTCAGGGGTGAATCCAAATTTGTCCATTTTAGTTCTCCTTAGTAATGTTTGTGAAGTTTAGGGGCAAGGTAAGGACGACTAAAGACTTCTGAAATAGGTAAAGTTTTTAGTTCTTCCTTTTGTTCTGGAGAAAGGGATCCCCAGCGAAGTTTAGCAAGGATATATTTAAGCATCAATCT